GCAATAGACCCAGAATTAACGCCAATCCACGTTCTTTCTCAAGCATTTAAACAAGATGCTGCCGAAGACCATCGTCTTGCTGCGATGGATTTGATCAATAAAAAAGCAACAGAAGACAAAACTGCAACTGCTGCTACAGCCACTCAGTGGACACCATTGATTTTTTCTGTTCTTTCTAGAAATTATGAAGGCGCATTAGAGGCTTACAACGGCGGTCGCATTAGATATCGTGATGCTTTTGGCCCTGATGGTCAGCGATATAAACAAGAATACAACAGCCGAACAACTACTGGCACTTTGTTAGACAAAGATGGCAACAAACTTACCCCAGAGCAAATGGCGGAAGTTGATAAAAAAGGTTGGATTGTGTCTAAAGAAGACATGACTGCCGCTGGTCTTGGTGAGTTTAGAGCTATGAACGAAGGCATTCTTGGAATGCGTAAAGCTCCTTACGAGCAAGTCGTTAAAGCTTACAACGATGCCTCCAAACAAGCTGTTGCATCTTCAGGTATTGCCAACCAATACTCTGAACTTGAAAAGATTGCTGCACGTTCACGCAACAAAAATGGCGTGTCTTGGCTTGACATCTACAACACATTGCCACAAGAGCAACGTGAAAAACTGAGCGCTGCTGCTAATGTTCAAATTCAATCTGCATCTGGTTCTAGCAAAGAACGTGGTGCTAGTGCAGGCGCAAATGCTAGTAATCAAGCAACTAATAGCGAAACAAAAGGAGCAGAAGTTGGTGGCGGTGGCGGAGTAGCTCCTAATCGCTCTGGAAAATCAGGCATCGCTCCAAATATCTCTGGATCAATAAGTGGCTCTAATGCGGCTTCTGCTGCTGCTCAAATTGGTGCAACAGCTGGAACTACGGCTGCTAATGCTACATCTGCATCTTCTGGTGTCAATCAACAAGCTGGCTTTAGAAATATTGTTGAAAGTATTTTCCAAGGGAAAATCAAAGGCGAACAACTTGAAGACTTCCAACGATTCATTCAGTTGAATGATTCTTTGAATGCTATTCAAGCTGAACGTAGCGGCAAGTCATTAGCACCCGGCGCTGAAGACCTTGGCAAGATTGATCCATTGTTGTCAGGCCAAAAAAACACCGCCATCACTGCTTATAAGGGCATGCAGAACGAAGCTCTATTATCTGAGTGGAGTCACTTCCTTGCGGACAAAATGAACAGCTCTGGCGGCAAAATTCCAAGTCAAACTAAGTTGGCAGAAGATTTTAAAAATTCAGAAGTTTACAAAGCCATCAAATATCGTTACGGTTCAAACATTGAGCAAGCACGTACTGGTAAGGCTCATGAGCCAAAAGAAGGTGATGTTTCTGTGAACAACCGAAATCAATTGATTGTTTACCGTGATGGCAAATGGAAGGATAAGAAATGACAAAAGAGTATTCCAACGAGGAGTTTGGCTTTGGCTCTAACGCATATGCTGATCCAGCTCCTATAAAAAAAGAAGAAAATAAGATTGCTAAATCTCCTTCTGCGGCTCCAAAAATTACAGATGCGGCAATGACAGCAACTGCTGCTGCGGCTAATGCGGCAGAACCAGCAGCCCCTGTTGCAAGCGCCCCTGCATTACCACCATTGCCACCAGCTAGTGCAGGCGCTCCGCCAAGGATTAAAAATCCAGCTCAAACTGGTGATTTTTGGGAAAGCGCTTTAACTGGCGTTGGCATACCTGTTGGAGTTGGTTTGGCTTCTGGCGCTGCTGGAGCTTACCTATTGAACAAATTTGGTTCAAAAACCCCTAATGGTGCTGTCGCTCCTACTGTTGAGTCAAATGCTCCTGTGTCAGCTTCAATGGCTCAACTCGAAGAGTTAAAAATTAAAATGATGGAGCATGATTTAGCAGCAAAACAAGCAGCTGAACAACGTGCTGCGGCTTCTTATGAGGCCGATCAACGACGAGCAGATGCAATTCATGAAAGAATCATTGCTGAGAAAGAAGCAAGAATTGCAAAACAAGCTGCCGCTTCTATTCAAAATTCTCAAGGCAAGGCTTATAACAATCAAGACAACACTATCATTTCCAACACAAAAGAAATGGAAATGAAAGCAGCCGCTGCTAACCAAAATGTAGAAAAGTACAAACAGCCTGATCCTGTAATGCAGCAAAAGTCTATTCAAGCAAATGCTGCTGAAAAATCAACAGCTCAATTGACAACGCCTGAAGAAGTAGTTGCACAACAAGCTCAAAAAGCAATTCCACAACAACAAGCCCCTGCTCCAATTCAACAGGCCCCTGCTCCTGTTCCTGAATCAGTTGCGCCTGTTGCTCAACAAAATGCACCTGTTGTTCCTGCGCCCGAAAAAGTAGCCGCTGCTGAATCTAAATTGACTAAAGAGCAGAAGGGCATGAAAAATTATCTAGTTGCCCAATATGGTGGTGGCCCAGAAGGCGAAGCTGCTTACAAGAAAGTTATTGACATTCTTGGCGAAGTGCCTGCCTACGAAAAAGGCAAAGGCGGAGGGTTAACTCCAGAAGCCAATAATGCAATTAAAGATTGGCGCAAAGCAAATATTGAAGGCCCTAAAGTTAACCTTACTCATGACATGAAGAAGGTTATGAAAGGCGCTGGCGGTTTGGCTATCCTGACTGCACTGCCAGGCTTTGCAGAGGCTGCACAACGTAAGGATGTTGGAAAGATGACTGACATCTTTACAGACTTCTTTGTGTTGCCATTTGCTCAGTCTCGTGGAACTAACGAAGGTGAAGAGCAAGAACTTGCTAAACGCCGTTATGAAGGTGCTGTCGGCGGTGGTCGAGGCATCGCTCCTCCATCTTTTTACTTACGATAATCATGACTGCACACGAAGAAACCACCGCTGCCGCAGCAGCTAAAGCCGCCCTACCAGTAGGCGTATCCGTTGCCACTGTTTTTGGTGTGCAAGTAAGTGATGTGCTTGTGTGGATGACTTTGATCTATACCATTTTGTTGATTATTCACAAGGTATGGATCATGTACAAAGACTTCCGTAAGAAATAATGTGCCGATCGGTACGGCTCTTCTCGCTGCTACAACAGCATTCCAATTAGTCAAAGATGGCTGCGCTCTTTACAAAGAAGTAAAGGGTGTTGCTGGAAACGTTAAAGGGATAATTGATGACATTAATTCTCAATTCTCTGGCACTAAGGTTTCTAAGGAACAGGCTAAAAAGATTGAGGAAGAGAAGGCCCGTGTTACGCAGGTAGCAAAGATCAACCCTGATGAAATCATTTTCAAGATCGGGGATGAGCTTGGCAATATGTTTGATGCTTTTGATAGGCTAGAAGCATTGTTTTGGGAGCAAGAACGTGAAGCGAAAAAGCTGCAAGGTTCTGATGTTTCTTTAAAACGAATGGCATTAAAGCGGATCATGATTCGCAATAAGCTGTTGGCAATGCAGGTAGAGCTAAGAGAGCAAATGGTTTATCAATCACCTCCTGAACTTGGTTCCTTATGGAGTCAGTTTGAAGAGATGAGAAAACAAATTGAAGAAGAGCAAAGAGTAGCAAGAGAAAAGCAAGCGAGAGAAGACATGATTATTCGCCGAGAACATGATGCCCTGATGGAGCAAGTGCGAATTAAATCAACTGATGCCGCAATAGTATTTGTTGGTTTAATCTTTCTGGGCTGGATGTTGTGGCTACTAAAAAAACAGACAATAGCACGAGCGTCTTTCTGGCACACTTAATTGTGTTGGCAGTTTTGGTAGTTATTTTCTCTTTGACTTTTATTTCATACGTGGAAACGTTATGGATGAAAGATGAAATTAAAAAAGAAGCAAAAGAATTGCGTAAGCTCAAAGAAGAATTGAAGAAGGAGTTGGAATGAGGTTTGCACTTGTATTGCTGCTGTTGGCAGGATGCGAAGACCGTTATCGGTACGCTTGTCAAAACCCTGATAACTTTGCTTTAGCTGAATGTCAAAAGCCTCGTTGCTTATTTACTCAAACATGCCCTGAATATCTTGTAGCACCTGTATTGGAGAAAAGAATTGAACCACCAGCATCACAAGCATCGTCTGACCGCTGAAGAGATTGAGTCCTATGTATGGGGCTTTGTAGTCATCATGGTTACTTTGATCCTTGCAGGGATTGTGTTTGCCCTGCTTTATTCTGTGACCTTTGTTGTCCAGCCAATTAAGTCAATGGCTCCTATTGACATCGCTTACACCAAGATGTTGAACGACATCGTGTTGCTTATTGTTGGCGGCATTGGTGGGGTAATGAGCAAGAAGGGTATTCAAGCTGCATCACAAGCTATTGCATCTACTGGAGGCCCAACGCCCCCAAAGTGTAGTGACCCATCGGGCGCTTTGCCTGTATGGGTCAATCCTGAATTAGATGAGTCGTGGACACCCCCACCCCCTCCAACAACTCCACCAGCCCATTTGGAGTCTGATAATGAACGAGCAGCACTTGCAGCAGCTAGGGCAGGAGAGCGATGATGCTAAACCCTTGGATGATTCTCGGGGCTATTGCTGTCGCTTTAACTGTCTATTTAACAGGCCACCATGCAGGTTATGTAGAGAAGGAGAAGGAGGACCAAGCTCTGATTTCCAAGAAGAACGAAGAGATGGTCAAACTCAAGGATGAACAAGATGCAAAAGACAACGACACTAAGCAGCAGTTTGAAACTAAGCTGTCTGGGATTATTGCTAATCGCCCAAGGTTGTACGTCCCCATCGCCTCCAAGGGTGGATGTTCCACCACTTCCTCCAACGATGGTAAAGAGAGAGCCGAACTTGACGGACAGACTGTTGAAGACCTTATCCGGCTCGTCGCTGAAGGAGACAGGGCCATCATCGAACTCAACTCCTGCATTGACAGATACAACCAAGTAAAGGAGAGCTTGAGTGGTAACCGCTGAACAACTAGCAAAGCTTCACATTGGCCCTGAATGGGTAGATGCTTTGAACGAAACATTTGATCGTTTCAACATCGCTACTGTTCGACAACAGGGTGGCTTCATTGGTCAATGTGGGCATGAGTGTGGGAACTTCCGAATCTTGGAAGAGAACTTGAACTACCGCGCTGCCACTTTGATGAAATTGTGGCCCAAGCGATTCCCAACTTTAGAAGTGGCTAATGCATATGCAAGCAATCCCAAAAAAATCGCCAATATGGTCTATTCTGGGCGCATGGGCAATCGCGACGAGTCTAGTGGTGATGGCTATCGGTTTAGGGGCCGTGGTTGCATTCAGCTTACTGGTCACGCAAATTACTTCCATGCGGGACAAGCTCTTGGAGTGGACTTCGTAATGAACCCTGAATGGGTAGCAACTCCAAAATATGCAGCGTTAACAGCAGGGTGGTTCTGGTCAACACACAACTGCAACGCCCTGGCTGAAAATGCTGATTGGGTGGGCCTTACAAAGAAAATCAATGGCGGGACTATTGGCCTTGATGATCGTATAAAGCACACCAAAGAAGCAATTGCCGTCCTAAGCTAAAGGCTTGGCTCGCATTACGCCTTGAGGCTTGCCAGAACGGCCTACACGGCTTCCAATTACCTCGATCAACCTCTTCCTCTTCAAAGCCGAATAACGCGCTGTAATGCTGCTATACGGGAAGAAGGGGAACAGGGCAATGATGTCGTCAGAGATGCAGCCATCATCACCGAAAGAAGCGATGGCCTCATAGACCATAATTTCTCTGGTCGCTGAGTCAATTTGGTCTGCTGCAATGTGGGATGTCTCTGGGTCTTCAGCACGTACTAACTTATGTGGCGCTGTCCCAAAGATGCTCATGAATTTGCTTTTCAAGTCCATATCAATCCTTTACTTTGTACCTGCTCGGCTGTAGACCAAGAACTCTCTTGGCTTGAGCATTGCTTCTGTCTTTGCTAACCAGGCAATGGTTCCAAACTTATCGTTCTTTTTCTTTTCACGATTACGAGAAACAGTCATTGAGATTTTTGCAGGGTCTGGGCGGTTTGGTTTCTTTGGCAGCTTTGCTTGTTCTTCTGCCATGTACTCACGCCATTGAAATGCATTGATTATTTTTTTAGTCATTCTTTAAATTCCCAGTAAAGTTTGTCATAGTTAATTTCTTTCTTTGTGCTTTTTTGCTTTACAGGATGAGTTGGCAAAGATTTACCATTCATCACAATACGAATTGAATACCACTCTTGATGACAACGTTCTTGCAGCTTCATCTCGGTTTGATATTCTTTTTCACAATCTTCACAAATGGTGCAAGCTTCTTTTGCTAATCTAGCAAGGCCCAACCATTCAGAATACTGTTTGTAGTCTTTAAAGCAATCTGGGGCAATTGGATTTCTATTAGGATTCATTTGAGGGGAGGAGCCAATAAACAAATCTAATTGCATACTGACTCCCCTGTTTCTTTACATTCCGCAGCCGCAGACTTGTTTACCGTTCATCATCACTTGGCAGCGATAAGGAGCATAGGTAGGACAAGATGCGAACGCAGCAGTAGTTGCGAACAAGATGATTACAGCGAATACTTTTTTCATTTCAATTCCTTTAAAAATTAGAACGGCAAATCAGACCCGTCATCCAAATCTTGGACGGGGGGTGCTTTACGTGTGGGCTGGGCTACTTGACGAGCTTGTTGCTCTTTAGGTTTGACAGACAACGAGAAGAACTTCTTCCCATCTTTGCTTTCCTTGATCCAACCACTTAACCAGCAGTCAACGCCATTGAAGTTAATGGAGCCGCTGTAGTCAGGGTGGGTGTCTTGGGTTTTCTTGTCTTTGTTGTTGAAAAGAACACCACGGTTTGTATTATCAAAATCTGCCATTTAATTTCCTGCTTTCTTAATTGCGGTACGGGTAGTAGAAGTCAGTTGACCCCACAACCACACTTTTTGGTCAGCTTCTAGTGCCGCTTCATCCACCATTGATTTGGCTTGTGCTGCTTTACCTTGGCTTACCAAGCTCTCACAAGATGCTGCCATCTCCATGAGAAACTCTTTTTCATCGTCAGGGATGTCGTTGCCGATGTCTCCCTTCGGAGTGATAACTGGACCATCACCTTTCTTGCCTACTGTTGCATCAAGTGCATCGTGTTCAACGATCTCAAGCGCTGCAACCCACAAATAGCGGCGCAGGTATGTTTGTACTGCCCCAAGGTTTTGGACCTCATGACAGCCCTTTAAAGCAGCTGTAGACATGGGTGAAGTGATGACAATCTTCTCTTCTGGTTTGTCAGTGTTAACAATCTCCAGCACAGCCTCTTCTTTGCCAAAACGAATGACAGATGTCAGACCAACTGTTTTAAAAATCTCAAGTGCTGGTATAACAAAGTCACCCAATTCAAAGTACTTGTAACCAGCAAACTTGTTAAGGCCAGACTTTTTGATGGGTGCGCCATGAAACATTTGACGCGCCTCGTTGAGTTTTTGATAGACGTTCATTTATTTTCCTTTTGAAATGCGTGTCCTAATTGTTCATTAATGACCTTGATCTGAGTGTCATCATCTAACTCATCAAATGTGAGCCAAGCGCGTTGATCACAGTCGCAACCATTAGTTGATTCAAGCACTAAGCAATGTTCGCAATAGCGGTCATCACATTCGCTGAATGCTTCTTTGTACATGTCTAACAAGCTTTTAGATTTCATTGGATTCCCTTTCAATTATGTTTTCCAACCGTTCAATTATTCTGTCTCTGATTAAATTTGTGATGTCTGTGCCATCAACTGTCTGCACTTTGTCTATAGCGAAATGTTCGTCATAGATTCGGTGATAAGTGAGTATGAGCTTGATGTTGTCATACTCAATATGTCTTGTGTACCTGTTGGTTGCCAAGTCCCAAGTCATAAACTTGTTTGTCCATTCCATTACCAATTCCTGATCTGAATCAAGAACAAGATTATGGCAACAATACACAAACCCCAAACAACATAATTCTTATTACGTTTACGTTTGTAATGCTCAAACATGTAAGCATAGTCAAACGGGAATGCCTCGCGCATTGTTCGTGGGTAGCATCGTGTGGTTTGATTTGATTGATCAATATTTGTCATTATTCAAATCCTGTTTAATTGCATTGATTACTTGTTCTAATTCCTCATCGGACAACTTGTCAACGATGTCTGTGTTTTCGTAAGAGCCATCTTCGTCGCCAGCGTAGATAACTTCAAACTCGTAGTATTCATCAAAGCCTACTGATGGATCACCTTCGATTACGTCATAGTTAACTTCGCAATCGCCCCACTCCATGAGATGGACTTCAGTGTTAAATGGGAAACTCATTCTTCTTCCTTGAACGGGTCGCCAAATGTTGATTGAACGCCTGTACGAAGGTTGACTAGGTCATTGCCACGTTGTTGGATCATTTGACCTTGCTGACCAAACCAAGTGTCTCCACACTTCATGAATGTCTCACCTGTATTTGATTGCTTGAAGTTTGGTGTTTCCATGTAAACACGACCAGAAAAAATGTCTACTTTGAACATGATTCTTTCTCCTGTTGAATTTTATTGATAAGCTTGATCGCATCAATCAATGTTTCACATTTGAGATCGCACCACTCGTTCAACATCTTGACAGCAAGGTTGATTCCTGCGCTGTGACCTTGATTCCAAATAGCCAGTTCATTCATTGCATTACCTTTCATTAAATTAACACCGTTTCTGGTGTGGAAGTAAATGTACATCAACCTGCGTTATTGTCCAAACAATTGTTCCTATCGTATTTTTTGATCTGATAGAAAAAACCAATTGGTTGTTGCTGTCGGATGGTTTACTATACAGTCTTCATCAACCAAGGAGCAATATGACTTTAGAACAACTTATGAAGAAGACAACACTGTACAAAGTGTCGAAAGCTTTAGGCGTTACACCACCTGCAATCTACAAATGGAAAAAGACAGGCAAGATTCCAGAGCTGCGTATGTTCCAGCTTAAAGAGAAGATGCCAGAATTATTTGAGGACAAGAAATGAAGTACATGTTTGCCTACCCGATCATGATGCTGGTTTGCTATCTGATGTTTGCATTCATCACATTCAACCTTCATCCTTCTGAGTGGTCAGAAAACTACCGCGTCTTGTGTGCAATTTTCTCTATCACTTGGGGAACTGCATTGGCATACCGCATCAATAAAGATGGTCATTGGAGCTACTAATGAGCAAAGGTTCAACACCTCGCCCTATCCCTAATCCTGAAAAGTTTCGGGACAATTGGGAACAAACTTTTGGCAAGAAAGAAAAGGAAAAGAAATGAGTTACGCATCAGTAGAAATGAAAGTTATCCAATGGTCTGAAGCACGAAAGATCATCCCAA